ATTTTATAAACCCCTACACCAAAATTTTTGATTTCAATTTAAAAATTTACAAACATTTTCTGGTTGTAACTCTGTATAGATTCATCATCCACAGTTATATAATCCCAACCATCAAAATTATAATAAATATTTTTATTTAAAAATTGTTTGTTTTAATAACAATGTTTAAAAAAGTTTTGGTCCATTTCCTTCCATGTAAGCAGAATTGGTTGAATCTCTGCCTGGACCAATGCATTATTAATTTGTTCCTTCAACTCATTAAAAATACTCTCTCCATGGCCATATGCGTTTCGCAAAGCTGCATCAGCATTTTCACGCGTTGCTGCCACATCATCAGCACTTTGAAAAATCCACTTAGCCGTTTCCCGAACACTCACAATGTCCAAGGGTGCCAACCATTCATTCCTAAATATTGGATGACGTCGAAAGTGACACTTCAAAAAAGTTGCCTCATCCATATTTATAAACTCCTTGATTTCACCAGTTTTCAAAGCATCAGTGGCCTCAATTTTGTATTTTGCAAAAAATTGAATCAAAGTTTTTGAGTTAAACCATTCAGCAACCAATTGTTTAACAGCCGATATTAAATCATCACCATAGGTATACAATAAAACATTTCTAAAATATTGCTCCCAAACATTTGATTCGGTCACATCGATTTTTCCCACACACAATTTGCGCCATGCCAACAACACATATAATTCATTAACAATACCATTTTTTATTACCGTTAATGTATCACCACTTGGTCCACCACTCAACTGCCTGTACAACAAATCAAACATCAAATGCAACGAATTGTAATGTTCCTCACCCTGAACCTCCATTTCAAGTTCCGTCACACCCAACACATATTTCATTGTCCAACGCATCAAAATTTCATGAGCACCAGCATTTACCATAGCATTATAACCCGGCCCAAAATTTTTATAATCCAAAGCCATAATATTTGGCGAAAACTCGATCAAACTATTCGCCAAATAACTCCATTCAGGACCATCAACTGAAATTCCAACCGCATGCTGCAACTTCAAGCGATTTTCACGATATGCCGCCGCAAAGTGCAAATAATTCATCCGACCATGCACCGTATTAGATAATGGCGACATACAGAAAATTCGAGTTGATGCATATGTATCCACTTTATTAATCTTTCGTCTTTCATCCTTTAACCAATCCATATATGGCAATCCAGGCATAATTCCAGCCTTACGCAAC